GCTTGTGCTTCATTTTGGAGCGCTATCGAGACAATCAAGAACGGTTATGCTTACGATGACCGTTACGGGTTTAGAGAAGAGTATTTTGATTGCCCGAACATCTGGGTATTTATGAATACGAATCCAGATGAGAATTTCCTGTCTAAAGACCGATGGAAATTTTGGGAGGTTTCAAATGGCGAACTAAAGTTCTGTAACACTAAATTTGAAACGACTGGAACTATTGGAACTATTTTAATTCACGATGAATAAAATTGAGATAAGGGGGTCGCTACGCTCCAACATTGTTGAGAATGTTTAAGATATAATTTGGGATTTTATCGTAATCCGACATTATAACTTTTTTATAGATTTTTAGTAATCCCGCGCTTCGGGTCACGCACTTCGTGCTTAGATCCTTGCGCTTAAGCATCTTCATATTCCGCGTAACTCTGAACATTCAGGGCATAAAACGATTCAGCTCTGCGTAAATCATTAACTGGAACATTTCCTACCACAGGATAGAAAGTTGCGAAAACTGTAAGATTTTCTATCATATCATCATTCGGAGTGGTATCACCATCCTCATATTTTATATGTTTATTCTTAAGAATATATTTTGTGACATCGAACCCGAAAGTTCGGGCAAGACTAAAGTCATTATTCGTAGTTTGAGGTGCTGCTGGGAATCCGACTGAAAACGAATTACCCATCTTGAATCTTTTCCTCCAATAAATCTTGTATTTATCTTTATTGATAGGATATAGGATTGTACCTGCCGTCGCATTAGGTGTAATTGCTCCGTTACCTGCTTGATATAAATCAATCAATTGGCCGTCTATCGCGGTATTATTATTCAATAATCTGCCAAAAAACACATCAACATAACCGATATAACTGTTCTCTGTTGCTGTTAATGGGTCGGCAAGGCCGTCTATGTTAGGTTGGATTAATCCCTTGATTACCCACCTTTTGAGTTTAATTGTGTTTCCAACACGCTGGTTCTGCGCTGTTCCTTGTGTCAAGTCAAACATCTGCGCACCGACAGCATTACCACCTGGTGCCCATGTAAAATACTGAAAATAATTAGGTTCTCCCGGTTCTTCCGTAACAGTCATAATCGGTCTGACCTGAGTAATAGAATCAGTAAACTTATTCTCTACGTTTTGAGATATAATCCTTTGGACTCTCTGAACCAGAGTAGGCTTGGTTCTGCGAGCTGACATCACCTTCTTAGCACGTGGTGATTTAACGGCCGATTTCTTATAAAGTTTAGCGTTTCTAAACGACTGGCCTGGCATCTTTTTATATTATTATTACAAAAGATTTTTTTTTATAAAATTAAACGCGTTTTAATTTAAAGATTATTTTCTATTTATATATTATAAATGAAATGGCACAACGAAGTAACATCTGTGTTTGGGACTTTACAATATCAGTGGATAAGGTGGATAACCTTGAAGTTCTTAAGGACAAGCTTAAGATTCATTGTAAGAAGTGGATTTTTCAACAAGAAAAAGGAATAAGTGGATACGAACATTACCAGGGTCGAGTATCACTTAAAGTTAAGGCACGCAAGGGTGCTGTATTGGGATATGGAGAGCATTGGACTCCGACCTCTAACGAGAACGAAGATAACGAGTTTTATTGTATTAAAGAAGACACACGAACTGCTGGTCCATGGTCTGACAGAGACCTCTACATCCCGAAACAAGTAAGAAATATCACTTTATATCCATGGCAAGTCCAAATCTTAGAAGACAGACATAACTGGGACACACGGACGATAAACTGTATTATATGCCCTAAAGGCAATATTGGTAAATCAACATTAAGTACATACGCTGGAGCACGCGGTCTGGCGCGCTCTTTACCTATGATGGAATCTTATAAGGACTATATGCGAATGGTTATGGACACGCCTAAGTCTAAGTTATATTTAGTTGACTTTCCTCGCTCCATGAATCGCGTTGCTTGTGCTTCATTTTGGAGCGCTATCGAGACAATCAAGAACGGTTATGCTTACGATGACCGTTACGGGTTTAGAGAAGAGTATTTTGATTGCCCGAACATCTGGGTATTTATGAATACGAATCCAGATGAGAATTTCCTGTCTAAAGACCGATGGAAATTTTGGGAGGTTTCAAATGGCGAACTAAAGTTCTGTAACACTAAATTTGAAACGACTGGAACTATTGGAACTATTTTAATTCACGATGAATAAAATTAAGATTCTATTACTGCGCACCGACGCACTATCGTGCGCGTTGCTTAGAAGAACATTGTTAATGTTTAAGATATAATTTGGGATTTTATCGTAATCCGACATTATATTTTATTTATGGATTTTTTGTAATCCCGCGCTTCGGGTCTCTCGCTGCACTTAGATCCTTGCGCTTAAGCATCTTCATATTCCGCGTAACTCTGAACATTCAGGGCATAAAACGATTCTGCTCTTGCTAAATCATTTACTGGAACATTTCCTACCACAGGATAGAAAGTTGCGAAAACTGTAAGATTTTCTATCATATCATCATTCGGAGTGGTATCGCCATCCTCATATTTGACATGTTTATTCTTAAGAATATATTTTGTGACATCGAACCCGAAAGTTCGGGCAAGACTAAAGTCATTATTCGTAGTTTGAGGAGGATTGGGAAAACCGACTGAAAACGCGGTTCCCATCTTAAATCTTTTCCTCCAATAAATCTTGTATTTATCTTTATTGATAGGGTATAGGATTGTGCCTGCCGTCGCATTAGGTGTAATTGCTCCGTTGCCTGCTTGATATAAATCAATCAACTGACCGTCTATGGCGGTATTATTATTCAATAATCTTCCAAAGAACACATCAACATAACCGATATAACTATTCTCTGTTGCTGTTTCTGGAGCGGCAAGACCTGTGATATTAGGTTGGATTAATCCTTTGATAATCCACCTTTTGAGTTTAATTGTGTTTCCAACACGCTGGTTCTGCGCTGTTCCTTGTGTCAAGTCAAACATCTGCGCACCGACAGCATTACCACCTGGTGCCCATGTGAAATACTCGAAATAATTAGGTTCTCCCGATTCTTCCTGTATAGTCATAATAGGTCTGACCTGAGTAATCGAATCAGTAAACTTATTCTCTACATTTTGGGATATAATCCTTTGGACCCGCTGCACTAACGTGGGTTTAGTTCTGGCGGACATCACCTTCTTAGCACGCGGTGATTTCTTTACGGACGACTTCTTATACAATTTAGCGTTACTAAACATTCGTCCTGGCATCTTTTTATATTATTATTACAAAAGATTATTTTTTATAAAATTAAACGCGTTTTAATTTAAAGATTATTTTCTATTTATATACTATAAATGAAATGGCGCAACGAAGTAATATCTGCGTTTGGGATGTTACAATACCTGCTGATAGAGTCGATAATATCGAAATTCTTAAAGACAAGTTTAAAATTTATTGTAAGAAATGGGTTTTTCAGAAAGAAAAGGGAATAAGTGGATACGAACATTACCAAGGGCGCGTATCACTTAAAGTTAAGTCCCGAAAGGGTCCTGTGTTGGGATATGGTGAGCACTACTCTCCGACCTCGAACGAGAACGAAGATAACGATTTTTATTGTGTAAAAGAAGACACACGCACCGCTGGTCCATGGTCTGATAAAGACCTCTATATCCCGAAACAAGTTAGAAATATTAGTTTATATCCGTGGCAAGTCCAAATCTTAGAAGACGCACATACGTGGGACACACGAACAATTAACTGCATTATATGCCCCAAGGGCAATATTGGTAAATCAACATTAAGTACATACGCAGGAGCACGCGGTCTGGCGCGCTCGTTACCGATGATGGAGAGTTATAAGGACTACATGCGCATGGTTATGGATACGCCTAAGTCTAAGTTATATTTAGTAGATTTCCCTCGCTCCATGAATCGCATTGCTTGTGCTTCATTTTGGAGCGCTATAGAGACAATCAAGAACGGTTATGCATATGATGACCGTTACGGGTTTAGAGAAGAGTATTTTGATTGTCCTAACATCTGGGTATTTATGAATACGAATCCAGATGAGAATTTCCTATCTAAAGACCGATGGAAATTTTGGGAGGTTTCAAATGGCGAACTGACGTTCTGTAACACTAAATTTGAAACGACTGGAACTATTGGAACTATTTTAATTCACGATGAATAAAATTGAAGTTCATTTACTGCGCTGCATGCACGTTACACTCGCATGCGCTTAGAGGAACATTGGCAATGTAAAAGATATAATTTGGGATTTTATCGTAATCCGACATTATATTTAATTTATAGATTTTTTAGTAATCCTGCGCTTCGGATATCGCTATGCTACGCTACGCTACGCTTCGCTTCAATCCTTGCGCTTAAGCATCTTCATATTCAGCATACGTCTGCACATTCAGAGAGTAATAAGACTGACTTTTTCCTAAGTCATTAATTGGACAGTTTCCTACCACAGGATAAAAAACAGCGAAAAGTGAAAGATTTTCTATCATGTCATCATTCGGAGTGGAGTCCCCATCCTCATATTTGACATGTTTATTCTTAAGAATAAACTTTGTGACATCGAACCCGAAAGTTCGGGCAAGACTAAAGTCATTATTCGTTGTATTAGTAGGATTGGGAAAACCGGGGTTTATCGCATTTCCCATCTTGAATCGTTTCCTCCAATAAATCTTATATTTATCTTTATTGATAGGATATAGAATTGTACCGGCAGTAGAGTTAGGTGTAATAGCACCGTTACCTGCTTGATATAAATCAATCAACTGACCGTCAATAGCGGAAGCATTATTCAATAATCTTCCAAAGAAGACATCCACGTACCCACATAGAGAATTGGGTATGGCGTCTAATGGTGTTTCCCATATTAGGGAATTAGGTTGGATTAATCCCTTGATTACCCACCTTTTAAGTTTAATCATGTTTCCAACACGCTGGTTCTGTTGTGTTCCTTGTGTAATGTCAAACAACTGCGACCCTAATGAATTACTACCTGGTGCCCATAAGTAATACTCGAAATAGTTTGGTTCTTCATCTCCCTCCTGGAGAGTCATAACCGGCGATATATTAGTTCGAGAATCAGTAAATTTATTCTCGACATTTTGGGATATAATCCTTTGGACCCGCTGAACTAACGTGGGTTTAGTTCTGGCGGACATCACCTTCTTTGCACGAGGTGATTTCTTTACGGACGACTTCTTATACAATTTAGCGTTACTAAACATTCGTCCTGGCATCTTTTCTATCTCTTTATATACAAAAGATTATTTTTTTTAAAATTAAACGCGTTTTAATTTAAAGATTATTTTCTATTTATATACTATAAATGAAATGGCGCAACGAAGTAATATCTGCGTTTGGGATGTTACAATACCTGCTGATAGAGTCGATAATATCGAAATTCTTAAAGACAAGTTTAAAATTTATTGTAAGAAATGGGTTTTTCAGAAAGAAAAGGGAATAAGTGGATACGAACATTACCAAGGGCGCGTATCACTTAAAGTTAAGTCCCGAAAGGGTCCTATGTTGGGATATGGTGAGCACTACTCTCCGACCTCGAACGAGAACGAAGATAACGATTTTTATTGTGTAAAAGAAGACACACGCACCGCTGGTCCATGGTCTGATAAAGACCTCTATATCCCGAAACAAGTTAGAAATATTAGTTTATATCCGTGGCAAGTCCAAATCTTGGAAGACGCACATGTGTGGGACACACGGACAATTAACTGCATTATATGCCCCAAGGGCAATATTGGTAAATCAACATTAAGTACATACGCAGGAGCACGCGGTCTGGCGCGCTCTTTACCTATGATGGAGAGTTATAAGGACTACATGCGAATGGTTATGGACACGCCTAAGTCTAAGTTATATTTAGTAGATTTCCCTCGCTCCATGAATCGTATTGCATGTGCTTCATTTTGGAGCGCTATAGAGACAATCAAGAACGGTTATGCATATGATGACCGTTACGGGTTTAGAGAAGAGTATTTTGATTGTCCTAACATCTGGGTATTTATGAATACGAATCCAGATGAGAATTTCCTATCTAAAGACCGATGGAAATTTTGGGAGGTTTCAAATGGCGAACTGACGTTCTGTAACACTAAATTTGAAACGACTGGAACTATTGGAACTATTTTAATTCACGATGAATAAAATTGAAGTTCATTTACTGCGCTGCATGCACGTTACACTCGCATGCGCTTAGAGAAACATTGGCAATGTAAAAGATATAATTTGGGATTTTATCGTAATCCGACATTATATTTAATTTATAGATTTTTTAGTAATCCTGCGCTTCGGGTCTTTCGCTGCGCTTAGATCCTTGCGCTTAAGCGTCTTCATATTCAGCATACGTCTGCACATTCAGAGAGTAATAAGACTGACTTCCGTAAGCTTCTAAAGGACAAAGTTCCTCATCTTATTCCTAAGACATGGACTAAAGGAGATTTTGCACACATAGTGGACTTTCCTGTTATTGTTCGACCCTCGCATCATCAAAGTGGGAAAGATTTCTACTATTGTGAAACTCATCAAGAAATGATTTCCGCCACAAAGAAATGTGGGGATAATTTCTATATCTCTCAATATATCCCTAAAGCGGAGGAATACAGGGTTTGTTTCATGCAGGGACGAGTGGCATGGGTTGCTCGTAAGTATCCTGACCACGAGGGACAGATTGCATGGAATAATGCAGAGGGTGGACATTTTGAAAACGTGAAATGGAAACAGTGGAAATCCCCCGTTCTCCAAACTGCCTATGAAGCTTTCTCTTTAAGTGGTCTCGATTTTGGTGGTGTGGATGTAATCACTGGACTAGATGGAAAGCACTATGTTCTAGAGATTAATTCGTGCATGGGAGTGACAAGTGAATATCGTCAAACCTGTATGGCTAAGGTGTTTGATTATATGGTTGATAATGGATCTGATACTATTCCTCTCAACGAGGAAAAGATTAGTTGGGGGAGGTATATTCATCCGGCTCTCCTTGAAGTGGCTGAAGAAAATAATTTAGTTGCAGTTGAGAAGAACCCCTTGGAGGATTGGATTTAACATGTCTATGTACATTTTTCCTGTTGATATTCCTGGAATTGATAAAAAAGGAATGGGATATCGGATTACCAAGGCCGATTTTATATGCGATGGTAAAGGACTATATAACTCTGAAAAATTTAATTTTGAATATGGGCTTTACGGAAAAGAAGAGTATAATCGCATTGGGAAGTTTACTTTTTCTCCTATGAATGGTTGTTGTGGGATTATAATTTCTTCTTATACTTGGCTCGACCCTAAGTTTCGTGGGGGCTTCACTAGTGATGCATTTAGAAAAGCTAAAGAAGATTTCGCTCGTCATCTAGGGTATTCTATAATGTTAGCCACTACTCAGATGCATAATATTCCTGCTGTAGGTAATATGATGAAGAGTGGGTATAAAATAGTAAAAACTTTCTCTAATAAAAGGCCTGGAAATCTTCTTGGCCTTGGTATCAAGGAGTTATAAGTATGCTCAAAGCAATTAAAGAGTTTAATAAAATAGCTTCTACTAAGAAAACTTGTAATGCTTATTATGGGATTATAGATAAAAAGGGACATCTTAATATAGAGTACACAGTGACTTATTGTCATGATGGTATCTCAACATATTTTGGTCACAGAGATATTGACTATTTTATTGTTTCCGTACAAAATCCCTATTGTAAGGTTCCTATCAGTATTAGAGACAGACATATTAAATGGCTAGTTGAAAACAGTGTTTGGTCTCAATTTATTGAGAATAAGTCTGGTGAAGATGCAATTGAGAATGGAATTCTCTTCAACAATAAAATTCCTCAAAATCTCTTGAAATCTGGGCG